GCAAATGATGCAAACGGTAACATCAATATCACGACCAACGCTCCGTCACTTCTGCTTCAACGCATTGAGACTGACCAAGCTGCTTGGATTCGTGTCTACACCAGCGATCAGGCTCGTACTGACGACGCAGCTCGCGTGATCACTGATGATCCGGCTCCTGGTTCGGGTGTATTGGCAGAAATCGTCACCACTGGCGCCGGTACTCAGGCAATGACTCCTGGCACCGTTTGCTACTTCGACGCTGACGCTGCTGGCACTCGCTCGAATGATGCCTTTGTTGCCGTGCAAAACCTGTCGGGTGGCACCACGACTATCCAAGTTACCCTTACATTTGTCGCGCTTGAGGCTCAGGTCTGATGAAAGATTACATCGTCACGCTCCGCTCTTATGAGGATCTGGACGCTTTCTACAATGACATGGAAACTGCGGGTGGGCCTTCCACCTGCCCGCAGCGCGAGGTTGAGTGTTGCTGCAGGCGTCCCGTAAGTCGAAACACTCACTACAAGCTGGACGCTGCAGAAGCCGAGGCGCTGAAAGCTGATCCTCGTGTGTTGGATGTAGCTTTCGATCCTAATCAATTTGATTTCCACAAGCACGAAAAGCGTGGTGGGTGGACTCAGACAAACACCGAGTTCAACAAAAGTAATTTCCTTAGCCCCAACTTTGTAAACTGGGGCTTGCTTCGCTCCTATCGCCAAGAGCAAATCGCTGGATGGGGTGCTGATAACACCCAAACCATCACCACCGAAATTCAGTCGACTACAGCTGGACGCAATGTCGACGTTGTGATTGTTGATGGCTTCTTGGAGATTGACCATCCGCAGATCTCAGAGAATCTGGATGGCACAGGCAATTCCCGCTTTACTCAGTTTGATTGGGGACAATTCCGTCCTCAAGTTGATGGTGGCGCCGCGTTTACTTACACCTACACCAACGGTCAAAATAACCTAAACAATGGTAACGATAACCACGGTATTCACGTCGTGGGAACCGTTTGTGGTAACGCCCAAGGATTTGCTCGTGAAGCGAACATTTTCAACATTGTTCCTTATGGCAATTCCACGGATCCCAGCGATCCTTACAGCCAGCCTAACGACGCTTTCGGCGCTAGTGGCACCACGTGCTACGACTACATCCGCGTGTGGATGTCGCAAAAGGCAGTGAACAATGAGATCGGCGTGCGTAACCCGACCATCGTGAACAATAGCTGGGGTTCGGCATGGAGTATCGCTGTTAGTGCTATTACGCAGGTGATTTTCCAAGGCGTAACTAACAATGGGCCTTTCACCCAAGTTCAGTTAGAGGGCTTTGGCTTTACAACATTCTTTACTTTCGGCAACGACCATCCCATTTGGCCTAACGAGCTAGGAGTTAGCTACGAAGATTGGGATACTGCAGCTCAAACTGACCTCGAGGATTTGATTGACGAGGGAGCTATTGTCATAGGTGCTGCTGGAAACAGTGAGTACTTGATTGACGTTCCAGGTGGAATCAACTACGACAACCGCGTTCTTTGGACAGCTCAAGCTCAAAACTTCGATCACTTCTACCATCGTGGTTCTTCCAACGTGACCGGCGTGAACGGCATCACCGTTGGTGCAATGAACGATGATCAGGTCGATGAGAAGGTTGGCTTCTCTAATACTGGTCCCCGCATTGACGTCTGGGCTCCCGGCAATGGCATTATGAGCTCGGTGGCAGGTAATGCCCTTGGTGGTGGCCAAACTACAATTACCGTTCCCGACCCACTGAATAACGGCTTCAACCTTACCAAGTATAACGGTACCTCGATGGCTTCACCTCAGGTGTGTGGAGTTCTAGCCAACTGGTTAGAGCTGAACCCACGAGCAAACCACGAGGATGCATTGCGTTTCCTTCAGCAACAAGCATCACGTCCTGATCAACTCGCTCCAGGTACAAATGGCGGATTCCAAGACACTGCAGACTTGCAGGGCGCTCCCCGTAGCGTGCTTTGTTATCATTACCAGCGCCCTTCCTCTGTTGGGCCTACTCCAGGTAGCCGAACTCTTCTTCCCCATGACGGCCAAAATGCTCGACCTACCGAAGACGCAGTAGGAATGCTTTATCCCCGTACTCTGCAGCTTTTGACTCCTCAAGCTACAGGTGGCGGATGGACTGGGACAATCACTCTTTCAAGTCCTGACTTTACCGACGGTTCTGCCCTCGATAACCAATTCTGGTTCGCAAACTTCGGATGTCCCGGGCAAAATGATAGCCCGGCACTCGTTTACTCCATTACGGGTGACGCTCCTCCTGCGGGAGCCACGTGGACAATCAACTGCACTGACCTCGATGGTGGTCCATTCCTTCATTGGAGCGTTACGAACATTCCTTCGTTCTATCGTAACATTCAGCAGAACGAGGACTTCTCTGGAGCAGCTGGCTCCACCCCACAAGCCAACGATTGGGGTCAGCCTGGACAAGATGGCAACCGTGCAAACGGTTGGGGTGGTCCTTGCCCTCCAGGCGGCACTGGACTCCACCGCTACCAATTCCAAGTCACACTTGTGGACGACCAAGGGGCCACCCTCGGAACGTCCAATGTTTACACGTCCGAAATCACGGCATAATAATACAGTCAACACTCCATAAACAATGGATCCAAAGCAACAATTGGCAGAGCTTATCGACGCTTTTGCCTCCGCCAAATCTACTGGCAACGAGACCCTTCAAAGGATCGCTCTCCAGCCATTACAGCAGTTCCTGGAGTCAGTAGACATCGTGCCTATTACTCAAGAAGAACCGCTTGCCGAAACCGAGGAATGATGTGAAGACGCTCAAAGAGAGCATCGATCCTAACGACTTTGCCCCGAAGGACTTAACTAACGATTGTTATTTTGTCTTTCGGGAAGGTGGTACGGTCGATCTCGTTTCATCTCAGAAGCGTGTGGACATCTTCGATACTTATTGGGATTTAGGAGTAAAGCTGGTAGAGATTCGTCCTTGTGGGGGTCACCTTAACCCCAGAATCTGCGACCCACGAATCTAATGAACTCGGAACAGAAGCCTGCAGAAGGCGCAAAACCCCAGGCTTCGGCCGAGGACAAAAATTTACTCTCTAAAATCAAAGGGAAAGTCGAGGACAAGGACGAACAACTTGCCATCCTTTCCACATTCGTTAGGCTCGGGATCCTTGTGTGGTCCGGAGCCATTTTGACGTTAGCTTATATCAAGCTCCCTGCAAAACTCGGTATTCCCGAACAAAAACTTGATCCAACTTTCATAGCCTCTGTGTTCACCGGTGTGCTCGCTACTTTCGGCGTGCAAGCGACTAAAAATGGTGCCAAAGCCGGAGCTGGAGCGATCAGCAAGGCAGATATGGAAAAACTCATCGAGAAGGCGGCTCAAACGGCTCCTGCGCAGACTATTCGTATTGAGCAACCCGCTTTGGTGCTGAAGCCGGAAGATAAACAATAAGCATTTATGCTTAATTTTGTTTACAAAAGGTTAAACTTTGCTATGATAAATTCAGCTCATAAAGCTCCGAGCCGCTACCGAGACTAGGCTCGTACATCCGTCTCTAATACCCGCAATAAGGGATGCGGGAATAATGCAACTTCGGGTCCCTGCCTGGAGTTTCTCTTAACTAGTCCAATGCAAAGCACAATCGCCCGCCGTCAAGGCGGACTCGCACAATCCTCTTGGGATTCTTTCTGCGAATGGGTCACTTCGACCGATAACCGTCTCTATGTCGGTTGGTTCGGAACTCTTATGATTCCGACCCTCTTGGCAGCTACTGTCTGCTTCCTCGTGGCATTTATTGCTGCACCTCCCGTTGATATTGACGGCATCCGTGAGCCTGTTGCAGGTTCGCTCCTTTACGGCAACAACATCATTTCTGGCGCCGTCGTCCCTAGCTCTAATGCTATCGGACTTCACTTCTATCCTATCTGGGAAGCAGCCTCCCTCGACGAATGGCTGTACAATGGTGGTCCTTACCAGCTGGTAGTCTTCCACTTCCTCATTGGCGTCTTCTGCTACATGGGTCGTGAGTGGGAACTTTCCTACCGTTTGGGCATGCGCCCTTGGATCTGTGTTGCTTACAGTGCTCCTGTGGCCGCAGCCTCCGCTGTGTTCCTGGTCTACCCCTTCGGTCAGGGTTCTTTCTCTGACGGTATGCCTCTTGGCATCTCTGGTACCTTCAACTATATGTTGGTGTTCCAAGCAGAACACAACATCCTGATGCACCCCTTCCACATGCT